TCGGAGTTTGTAGCAGCCATGCGACAGGCGCGGGCTGGCGTTGATATGAAGGCGCTTGAAGCTGCCATTGCGCGCGGTGATGTGGACGCGGCATTCCGCGCGCTACGGTTCGACGCCGCCGATTTGTTCAAAACAGATACTGCAATCACTGCGGCCATGACCGCGGGCGGCAATTACCAGATGGGCGCGTTTCAGCACGCCACCCGCCGCGCGCCAATTGCCAACCGGGTTGTGCAGTCGTTCGGGGGCCGAAACGAGCGGGCCGAGCGGATTGCGCTGGAACTTGGATCGAAGCTGGTGACTGAGGTGTTGGACGACAAGCGCGTCCTGATAGCCCAGACAATCCGGGGAGGGCTTCAGGCTGGCGCGGGGCCGCTGCGCACCGCACTGGACATCGGTGGGCGTGTGGTCAACGGCACGCGGCAAGGTGGGCTGGTGGGGCTGCACAGCACGCAGGCGGAGTATGTCCAGTCGATGCGTGGTGAACTGACCGACCCCGACCGCATGGCAAACTATTTTACGCGCACGCGGCGCGACAAACGCTTTGACGGGATCGTGCGCCGAGCCATTGCTGACGGCAAGCCTGTCGGGCAGGCCGACATTGACCGCATGGCCGGGCGCTATTCGGATCGGCTGCTTGCGTTGCGCGGCGAAACAATCGCCCGCACCGAAACGCTCAAGGCATTGAACGCCGGGCGGCAAGAGGCGCTGGACCAACTGATCGAAAACCCGAACAACGATGTGCGGGCTGAGGATGTCGTGAGGGCGTGGGATTCCACGGGCGACGGCAAGACGCGCGAAACACACGCAACGGCAGACGGGCAGGTAGCGGCGCAGGGCGTGCCGTTCACGGTTGGCGGTTTCAAATGATGTATCCCGGCGACACGAGCCTCGGGGCACCTGCTGGGGAAACCATAAATTGTCGATGCTATTCTGACGTAAGAATTGACTTCTTCGCGAGGTTGACCTGATGGCCCGATACACTTTTGCCACGCTGGACCAGTGGACCAAAAAGACCGAGCGCCGAATTGACGCCGTGCTGAAGGACGCAACGCAATCCGTCGTGGCCGTGGCGCAAGTTTCACGGGACAAGGGTGGCCGAATGCCTGTCATCACAAACACTCTGAGGGGCAGCCTTCAATCGTCAATCGCTGGCGGGGCGTTCGCTGAGGGCGAGGCGTCGCACATTCTGGTTGCTCCACAAATGAAAGGCGGCGACGTGGCAACATTTACTTGGACGGCAGAATATGCGGCGGCAGTCAACAATGGCAACCGAGGCCGTCCCGGCGCGCACTTTGTCGAAGGTGCCGTTGATCAATGGCCCGCGATTGTGCGGGCATCTATCCGCAAGGCGAAAGTAGCAGTCGGATGAACCACAAAGACATCAAAACAGCCCTGCGCACACGCCTGGCCGCCACACCGTCCGCCCCGCCGATTGTATGGGGTGAAAATGCGCCGGGTGTTTATGACACGCCGTCGCTGCAATACGTCACGCCGGATCCGCCTTATTGGTTGGCGTATTTTACCACAACCCCGCCCGAGCGTTTCGGCCTGTCCAAGTCAAGCCTGATGACCATTCGGTTGTTTGTGGCAGTCTTTGTGCGGGAAGGCACGTTTGAGGATGAGGCTGACGACCAGGCGCAGCGCATCATTGACCAATTCCCCATTGACCTGATACTATCCGCCGGAGACGGTCAAATTCAGGTGACAGATATGGGCGACCCACAGCCGGGCGCAATCGACGGCGCATACTTTCGCAAGAATGTGTCGATCCGTTGCCGCGCAATCTTTCAAAGGACACCTTAAATATGGACAAGAAACCGATCACAGGCGCGCGCATCGTCACCATGCCGACGCCAACCGGCACGACACCCGCCATGATCTGCAATGGCGATGTGCCTGAGAAGGGCGACGTGCTGCAATTCGCAATGTCCAACGGCGTCACTTATTCCGGCACAGTGGCCGACGCTACCGAAGCCGGCGGCGAAACGCTGGTCGAGTTCACCGATGGGCTGACCCCGTCAAAACCTAGCCTGCAAAGGAGATAAAGCATGGCACTACAACAAGCGGTGGGGGCAACAATCGGCTTTGTGGCTGAACTGCCGGCGTCCCACGACGACACCGGATTTGGTGCGCTGACCTATGAGACTGTGGGCAAGCTGGAAGGCTACCCCGACCTTGATGGCGTCTACGATATCGCGACATTCACCGGACTCGATAGCGGTGAAGAAGAAAAGTTCGTCGACGTTCTTCGTGCCGGGAACAGCTCTTTCATGGTCGGCCTCGACCCTGACGACGCGGGCCAGACCGCAGTGGAAACGGCGTTCCGCGACGGCACCAAGGGGTCTTTCGAGTTCACTCTGAAGGACGGCACGATCTACTACAGGACGGCCGCCATCACGAGCTACAACCCGACCAACATCGGGGTTGGCAATGTGGTGATGGCCGACCTCGGGCTTGAGTTCGAGAAAACAACAATCAAGGTCGCGGCACCATGATCTGCCAATCCCGGCGCTTTGGTCCTTCCTGACGCCGGGGAAGGGGCGGCGAGGAATTGGGTGGTTTCTCGTCGCTCCGATATTCACCCAACACCCAAGGGAATGATCGAATGTTTACAGACACCCGCAAGATTTCCGAGGACGGCGCATGGGTCCACGTCAAGGACGGGCGCAAGAAGGCTTACCGCGACAATGAGGACGGCACAGAGGACAAGAACCGGCCGATCCGGATCAAAGTGCTCGGGCCGGACAGCAAGACCCTTCAGGGCCGCATCCGCGCCCGCATGGCCAAGATCACCAAGGCTCACGGCGGCATGAACATCGACCAGATGTCCGAGGACGAGCTTGTCGAGTTCATGGAAGAAAACAGCGGTCGGCTGGCCGAGAACATGGCTGACGCGACGATCGAGTGGGAGAACATGCCGGACGGCAAGGGCGGCAACCTTCCCTGCACCGTCGAGAACGCGGTCTGGCTGTATGACGCATACCCGGCGATCCTTCGTCAGCTCCGCGCGGAGACCTCGGAGATCGACGATTTTTTGACGCTCGCCAAGCGGAGCTGAGGATGTACTTCCGGCACCTCGCTTGGCTTGAAACGCCTGAGTCCGAGAAAAAGAACCTGACCCGTATGGGCGAAATGCGGGTCAGGCGAGAAGATCCCAAGCTGCCACCGCTGACCACCGCCGCTTACCTGGCCCAGTGCCTGATCGGGGTGGGGATCAAAATGCCCGCGCCGAGCGGCGGGGTCGCGCCGCTTTCGGCTTTAGAGCTTCGGTCATGGGCCGAGGCGACATCGGCAGATCTGGGGCCGATCGACTTCCAGAACATCCTGGACGCGTCGCGCGAGTATGTCGCCGCCTATCACGAATACAACAGCAAGGCGGTCCAGCCACCTTGGGAGCCGGAGATCACCGCCGAGGAAAAGGCGGCACGCGACGCGGCAGAAGAAAGGTTTTTTGACATGATGATGGGCGTGAAGAATGGCTGAAGATCTTGCCCGTCTGGGCCTGCAAGTTGACAGCGGCCCTATCCGCGGTGCGCGGCAAGAGATGGGCCGCTTTGCAGCCGAGGGCAAGAAGACCGAGAAGGCCGCCGGCGGCGTTACCAAGTCCGCAGCCGCCATGTCCGCCGGAATGCGCCGCGCGTCCAGCGCCATTGGCGCGGCTGTGGCGGGCCTTGCGGCGCTGTCCGGCTCAATCCAGGTGCTGTCCTCGTTCGAACGGCAGATGAGTGCGGTAGGGGCCGTTTCACGCGCTACGGCCGACGAAATGGCTGCCATGCGCTCGATCGCCGCCGAGTTGGGTAGCACGACCGAGTTCACTGCGACGCAGGCGGGCGAGGGGCTGGAGTTTCTGGCGCGTGCCGGCTTCTCGGCCTCAGAATCGGTCTCGGCCATCCCCGCTGTTCTGGACCTGGCCACAGCGGCGGCCATGGGCCTTGGTAGCGCGGCTGACATCTCGTCTAACATCATGTCGGCGTTCGGCATCGCGGCGACCGACGCGGCAAGCGTGGCCGATGTTCTGGCCGCCGCGTCCAGCCGGGCGAACACGGATGTCGAGCAGCTCGGCACCGCCATGTCCTTTGTCGGTCCTGTGGCGTCGGCGCTGGAGATCGAAATGTCGGATGCCGCCGCAGCGATTGGTGTGCTGTCGGACGCAGGTATCCAAGGTAGCAGCGCGGGCACCGGTCTCCGGCGGGTTCTGTCCTCGCTCGCAAACCCGACTGGCGAGGCCAAGACCGCACTGGAAGGGCTAGGGCTGGAGCTGGAAAGGCTCAACCCGCAGACGAACGACATCACCGAGATCGTGCAGCGCCTGAGCAACGCAGGGCTTTCCGCGGCGGACGCGCTGACGATCTTTGGCGACAGAGGCGGCCCGGCCATTCTTGCGCTCACCAGCCAAACGGGCCGGCTGCAAGAATTGACGGGGGCGCTGACGGATGTCGAGGGTGAGTCTGCTCGCATGGCGGACACAATGCGCGACAACCTGGGTGGTGACATCGACAGCCTTTGGTCGTCTGTGCAGGGCCTGATAATTGCGCTCGGGGATGCCGGGGTTGACGGCGGGTTCTGCGCGCGGTGATCGGCACAGTCACGGCGGTTACACGCGGCGTCACTGCAATGGTCAACGCCTTTGCAGACGCGGCGCAGTGGTTCGAGGACCTGTTTGATTTCAGCGGGTCGCTGGATGAAGTTTCACGTGCGGCGGACACCGCAAACCTCGCCATTGCTGACAACTTGGCTCAGGTCGAGGCGCTAGGTATTGCCGCGCGCGGCGGCCAGCGTGTTTCGCTCGACTACGCCGGGTCGCTGCTCGCTACCGCCAAAGCTGCACAAGCCTCGGCCCGTGCAGAGCGTGAGCTGGCGTTGCAACGCATCCGCGCAACCGACGATTACCAGCGCACTGTCGATGACGTGAATAGGCTCAACGAGGCAATCGGGCTGTATCAAGAGATCCTTTCGGATTCGGCAAGCGAAGCAGATATCGCCCGCCTCGCGAAACAGTTAAACCTCCCGATAAACGCTGGCAATGTTGATGGTTTGATCGACAACTACCAGCGCGCGATTGATAAGCTGCGCGAGATCGTGGACGAGCAGGAAGCGATGCTTGATGAGGCCGGAGGCACCACCGAGGAAAGCCGCGCGGCCACGGCCCAGATTAAACTTCTGGAACAGGCTATCAAAGACGCAAAAGACGGCGTGGTGACGCTAGGGGGCGAGACGTCAGGCGCAGCCGACACCACACAGTCTCTGGTTAGACTCGCTGGCATGGTTAGCTTCGACAGCGCCACGCAATCGGCAAGCCTACTGGCGGCTCAGATCGGTGTGAGCGTTGACGAGGCCATAGCGCTTAACCGCGCGTTGAACAACGCTGCCGGCATCCAGAACCCGGAGCAGCCGCGCCTTTCGCTTCCTGGTGGGGGCTCCCGAGGGCAGCATCCCCGGCAGCTTTACCGGCGCAGGCGGGGAGCTTGGGTTCGATCTGAATAACACCGGCCCGAATCCCGCCGATTTCCGGCCCGATCGCACGGACCTTTCCAGCCGAGGTGGCGGGGCAGCGAGCAAGATCGACCAAGAGCGCGAGGCTA